CGATTATATCGCGGATCATTTTTACAACGTCGATAAGCGGGCAGTTTTCCACGCGCAGTGTGGTGATGTTCGGCATGGATTCAACAACGATGCCTGTGTCCGCATTCAGCCCCTTATAGCTCAACTTATCGAGGTTCATCAACTTGAACTGTGTCATGGTGGTCGGAAGTTCCGCATATTGAACCGGACAGCCACCCACAAAGTTGACGATCTGCAAGGAACTGCCGTATGCCAACAGGCGCAAAAGGCGTGTTGCCCCGGTCAGGTCAAGGGACACCAGCTTTTTGAAGTTCTCGACGTTCAGGAGTCTCATATACGGTTTTTCACCAAGTGGAAGGTCTGTGACGCTATTGTTAGCGTATCCTTCGCGCTTGCTACCGAATACCAGTTCCTCGACACGGATCAGCGTAGTGAAGTCCTTTGCCTGTGTACCGTCGATGTTGACAGTACTCAAATCACCCAAAGACTTGATCTTCGATGCACCGATGATATAGATCGCGCTCGATGAGTTTGAGCCGTCGAAATGGAATGTCACCTTTGAACCGTCTTCTTCCGCCCATGCCCCCTGTTGTGCAGCAGGCGTGTTGAATCCCGCCCACAATTTCCACTGTTCGCTTGCGGTCACTTCGATATTGATGTTCTCACCGATAGCGCGGAACATGCACATGTTATTTGCCTTCAGGATCGTGCTGACACCGAAGTACGCATCAAGGAAATCATAACGGGCAGACACGTAGTAATGTCGGTAAGGGATACCCATACCGGAAATTACGTTGAATGCCTGACCGCCCGGATTGGTGATATACTTCGCTACCGAGTCACGGCAGGCAACGATTGCGGGTATCATCAGGTGGTCTTTTTCTTCCGATTCACGTAATACGGCTTCATAGGAGAAGGCAGACTCGCCACCCGGAAGGCGCGATGTACGGATTTTTTCTGCGGTCGCTGCAAGTCCGACCTGATCATAACGCCACATGCCTTGCCATACGACACTCATACGTCCGGCAAACACGTTTTCCCCTTCCATGACGCTATCGAGCATCACATTATAGGGAAGTTTGAAAATACCGGAGTTATTCTTTCCGTTCGTACTGTCCGAGTCGTAGTCATGATTCATATACCAGCGATAGACACCATCCGGGCACAAATACAAAGCCCACATACTGTTCTTTGACAACTGGTCGACGCCTGAATGATACAGGATACGAACCAAGTACGCGCGGAAAGAAGCCACGCTGCAATACTTGTCCATTTCCTCAACCAGTTTCCGGTATCGGTTTTCAATCGTGTCGCTGACCTGTACACCGTTGATGCTGATTTTGCCGCCTGCCATACGGTTCTTCGGATTACATGAATACACCCATTCACAAAACTGTTTCCAGCGGTACGGTGTCTTCTTTCCAAGCGCGTAGGCAAGACTCATGTCATCATCATCCGGTGTACGGAATTCAAAGAACATCGTCCATTTCGGGACAAGGCTTTCCGTTGACAATTCCCCACCGTACAAGCCTTTCACCCACTTGCTGTGCGTCGATTGCATAGTCATGAAGTTATCGATGTCATCGAAGATGCACATTCCTTCATAATCGAGCATTTCAACACATTCAACCGGGTTCAGGACACGCCCGGTAACGACCGTTTTTTTACCGTTAAAAGAGATTGTCCCGGTTGTGTTCTTCCATGCCCCGTCGACATATTCCATGAACTTGTACGAAGCGTCCGTCGATTTGGTAAGCATGTAGATCGTATCCTGATCATAGTCGCCAGTATGGGACATGAAATAGGATTCCGTCACGTCCGGAAGGTCGGTGAAGTCGCCATAACTTAAACAGTCAGCATTGTATCCGGGAACGTCCTTGAAGCCGAAAGTCGGTGGGTTACCCTTGTCAATGTTCCAGTCACCACGACACCAAAAATAAGCATCGTTTATATTCCCGGTATCCGACTTGAAGACAAGCACACTGTTACCATCAATAGAGGTACGCAAGTCCAGCGTGTTGTTTTCATCCGCATAATACGCGTTTTGCGCTGGTGTCATGTATTCCTCGCCCAAAGCCTTCTGCATATCGTTATTGATACGGGAAATCGGGGTGTTCACCTTGTCGGGTGATGCATAGTTGACCTTCAGGCAGACTTTGTCGAACGGAATACTTTTGCCACGTAGAATGATTTTTTTGTTTGCGATTGCGTCGAGCAAAGCCTGCGGAGCAAGTTCCGGATACATTGCGCGGATGGTTGCCTTTTTCAGCTTGTATTTCCTGTTCTTATAGGTCGGATAGAAAGCGGATGTCGTACCCTGATTGGTCGTTTCCACATTCTCGAAAATAAGGCTCATGCCTTTGTCCTTACAGAACAGGTACAGGTCTGTATATATCTTGGTGGACGTATCCGTTACGTTATCAAGCGTTTCAAGTTTATAGTCCCCATGTGGCATTTCCACCAGACAGTCGCACATTTCAAGTGCTTTGTTCAGGTCGATTTTGTTGTCGGTAAGGATGTCATTCTTTTTGTTCAAAGCGATCATTTCGTCCGTGTCGGACTTCCCGATTACAAACTCGTCGTTGATTTGTTCGTCAGCCATTTCCTTTTCCCATGAAAGCAAACGGTACATGTACAGTTCCCCGGCTGTTCCGGAGAAGCTGATTTGTTCGGAGTGCTTGATCGCGCTTTGTCCTGCCGTATACTTGGATGCGCCAATCAAGTCCCCGTCGCAATATAGCTTGATATAGCCTTTGCCGTCCTCTTCCGCATTTGCCTTTTCAATGACGAAGGCAAACTCGTAGATGTCACCCGGTTTGAAATACCGTTCGATAAGTTCAGTTCCGAGTGCTTTAAAGTACACACATTTTGAAGTGATACGCCATCCGATTTGGTTTGCTTCGTCCCAACATGACACGACGTTCGCATCAGGATCGGCAGCGTTCTGCGTCTTTATTTTGATAATGGTAGTCGATCCGGTCTGCTCAATGTTGGTACGGTTATAGGGACGATAAGTACACAATGCGGTAGCATCATCCGAAACCTTGAACGCCTTTCCTTCGGTCTTATCGATGACAAAGGCATTCGTGGAATAGTTGAACCCGTTCTGCTTCATTTCGTAAAGTCCGTACAGCCATGACTTGTCCTGATCCGAATTGTCCTTGTCTGCCGGATTGAAATAAATCATATAACTGGAATCACCGTTGATGTCAATGACGGAACTGTTAACGGAGTACTCAATCGTATTGCTTTCTCCAGCCCCGCATTTTCCGTAAATACCCAACACGTTCCTGATATTGTCCGCAATCGAAAAGCCGTCAACACGGGTGGACAGGTTGAATGTACTGTTACGTCCTACTGATACGGTAGTCATCACCGTATCGGTTTCACTATTGTCTCCGGTAGAGGTATTGGTAACTTTTGCGACCTTGTGTATTTCAACATGAGCATCGGTAGCGACATGACCGGGATCATAGCACGCCACTTCGATATTGAGGTTTGCGTACTGTTTAGCAGCCCATGCTGTTTCCGTGTCTTCCGAATGTGCCAGCGCGACAACAGGCATAAGGCTGGACGGGTTGACGATCATCACGTCAAAGAACTGGTAGTTCGACCATACGCCCGATTCCACGTCCTGTGCGACGACTTTGATAGTATATGCACCATGTTTCAGTCCCAAAGACGAAACGTTGATTTGCAAGTCCTGTGAGCGTGTAGAAGCCACGCTGGTCTGTGAGATCAGCTTCCATTCGTCACCTGTTTTGATATGAGCCGTAACGGTTGACTTATTGGCAGAGGACAGTTTGAACACGTCCGTCATGGTGACGAGTCCCGAACCTTCCTGCAATGTTTTGTACAAAGCCCATACGCGCGAAAGTTTCAGGTTTACAGCCGTGACGCTGATTGTCTTCTGTGCGGTATTTCCCCCGTCATCGGTAGCAACGACCACGAACTTGCGGTTCATCGCTTCACTAAAATAGCTTTTAACGGGAATCGTGAAAGTGTAGTCCGTATCTGACGAGGAACTTTCCCGGTTCACGTTGAAAGTTTCAAGCGTTTCACCTGTTGACTTGTCTTTCAGTTGCAGGGTTTCGATGTTGTTGTATGAAACCATCTCACCCGATCCGGTACGCGACATGATCGCAAGCCTGATTGTCAGGTCGTCAGTTCCGAGTGCGGCATACAAGGAGGTCTTTTGCGGATAGATGTACACGATTGTCCCGGCAACGTCCCCACCGCCACCAGTTCCGACTGCAAAGGTGAAACCGTCGCCTAGCGGCATTCCTTCCGCATTTTTCATATATACACGCACCGTCCCGTCTTCTGCCTGTTCTCCATCCACGTCAACGGGCATGGCATCATAAATAGCACCGCCTGCTACCGGATTAGTGCTGTCCTTGATAATTTCGGAATCAGTATCGACAGTTCCTCCGGCAGTAGAACCGAAGTCAGTCCATGCTGCCAAGTCATTATAATCGGCACGGGACGCGCACAACTGTTTGGATTCAAATGTTTCCTTTCCGGTACGGTAGATAATAACCACACCGGGCTTGATACATTCCGTTTCATTCGCTGTCTCGTAAGCTGTCAAGGCATTGATAGCTGTTTGAAGAATATAATATCCGCTTGATAGTGGTGCAATTTCATCGACCAGTAGCACCGCGCCTTTGCCCGTCATGTCACCACCAGCACCACCGAAGTCCGTCCAGTTCGTTTCTGTGGCAAAGCCTTCAAGGGATGATCCGGCAAACTGCTTTGACTCCCATTCACCATCAGCAACTTTATAGGTTAATACTATACCCGGTTTGCGGTAAGTTATATTATCCACATCCTCCCTTTCCGTTATTGCGGCAATAGCTGCGGGCAAGGAATAGACAGAGCCGCCACAGATTTCGTTGACATTGATAACGGACAGGGCTTTATACGCCAGCGACAAGCCGGAAGACGCGGTAGTCTGTGCACCTTCAGCCAATTTCTTTGCCGCTTTTGCCGACAAGTCCGCGGACGCAGCTAGCTGCATCGCGTCGGAGTCGGCAGAAAGTAATGTTCCGGCATAGTAGATGTATGATTTATTGCCGAACAAGTATATTTTATTCTCGTGCGGGTGTGTCCGGTCGGTGTTCATATAGTTATCAACACCTTTCCAACTTGGATAATATTTGTTATCTACGAAATAGGCAAATTTACCCTTACTGGCAATAAACACAATCTTACCGCCTTCAGCGGTTGCACTGGACTGCTCCAGCACGATGGAAGAGTCTGTTGCGATTTCGTCGAAGCGTTCCGTAGAGTGATGTACGAAATCTACCATTAAAGAAGACACGTCCTGTGATGTACTGTTGGCATCGTCGGAAAGGCTTTTAAGTTTACCCCATACTGTCCTGTCTTCGCTTTCCGATGCTTCTTCCGTACCGACGTTATCGGACAATCTTCCGATATCCTCATTCGCTTTTTTTGCGGATTCTGCGGCTTCATCTGCTTTCTTTTGTGCAGCATCTGCCGTTTTCTTTGCCGTCTCTACATCTTCTTTTTTTGCGTATACGGAAAGGTTACCTGTCGTGCTGACAAGTTTCCAGCCCGGATTTTGAAAGGCGTAGATGTTGCCATTATCGGCTGCATCGGGGTGACTCTCATCATATACCGTCACAATTTGACCGAATTTCAACGGCTTTCCGTCAGAGCCAGCTGGGGAAGTACTGTCCGCGTTCATCTTCGCAACGGTCGTATATGTATTGCGGATACCCAGTCCCACCTGATTCTTTTCCGCTTCATTGATGACATCCAGTGTCTCATCAATCAAACCGCCCACCTCGTCAGGTGATATGGATAAGGAATCTTTCTTTGCAGAAAGTTCCTGTGCCCGTCTTTTTAATTCGTATATTGTTGCCATTATATTACTTCTTTACTAAAAATTGAACCTGATAGGAAAAACCTTCGGGAAAGTCTCTTATAGCTTCCTGTTTGGATATGTCATATATATATGCTGCCCCATTTACAAGTTGGAAAGTATGAATTGCGGCAAAATTGTCATTCCTTACAACAATTTGAGGTTTGCGGTCTGCTTCATAATAGTCATAATATACCCACGGTGAAGAAGCACCCGAAAAAGCCTTCAAAGCCCTAAAATTAATTTTAACGATATCAAAACCCTGATTGCTTTTGAACACTTTAAAAGAGACCGAAAGACTATCTTCAGGGATGCCACCACTTACTTTGGTACGAATCTCTTTTTCTTCATAAATCATCAGGTAATCATTCATGCTTTTTACCGAAGAAGCAGACACATAAATATCCGACGAGGTAACCGTATCAGTGAGTTCCACTTTTCGGTATTGATACACATTGTTTTCGGATGTATTTTCATATATTTCCTTTTGACCTTCCGTGCTGACCACTTTCCAGTATAGGTTAGCGTTCAAGCCACCTTGAAAACTGCCTTCCTCCACCCTGTAAACTTCCCCGTTAATGGCTATATAACCTTCTTCCCAGCTATAAGTCGTCGGATGTCCGGCAATAGCGATAGGAGGCGGCACATTACACCCGGAAAGAATGACATTGCCGTATGTACTGACTATTCCTTTCACAGTGTCCGCAAATGCGCTTTGCATAAAGTCCAAATCATCCAAATAAAATGGCTGCCCGCCTTCTTTAAATAACAGTTTATTCATATTCGTATATTTTAAGGACGTAGGTTCGTCCGGCTGGTTTATAATAGTCTATCAAATTTTTAATTTCACCCTCATACGCTGACAGGAACGACGGTATGTTCACCATGTAATTCCCTGAATAGTTTCCTTCACCGCGCTGCTGGATATATTTTATTTCCGCCCCTTCGCTCCGTTTATGCAGATAGGACGGTATTTGCTCTTCCCTACGGTGATACAGGTACGACTCCTTTCCCGCAATATCGGTGATGTATATTTCCCTGTTTTTTAAGAAAAACCTGTCGTTTAGAACTTTCTCGATATATATCACCTGACCGTTTATATTCAGCTTGTCAATAGCCTGTTTACGGTAACTTTTAAACAGGGTGTAAATGAAGATTAAAGGGAGAAGGAAGATGGATATAATTGCAAATATCTTCCTTTTCCTTAATGATGGACGAAGCACATACTGCGCGTATTTGATAATGTCAAAATCATACCACATAAGTCAGAGAAGTTTCAAGGCTGTTCAGGATGAAGCACCCGGCTACAGCCGTATAGTTATTATTTTTAATTACGTTATATTCCGTAGCGGATGCCGCTTTTGCGGCACATTCTCCAAGTTCGATATCCAGTACTCCTTCAACCTTCTGTATCGCGTCAACAAGTTTTGTCTTATTGAATTTACCTCCATACTCGATGCCTTTCAGATAATCGTTGATGGCGGCAAGTACTGGCTTGCTGCCATCCGTCAGGCGGACACCGGAAGCATTGATAACCATCGGGTCGACTTCTATGGTGGCGTTGATACGGATGTCATCCGCTTTCATTGATTGAATAGAGAGAATCACCCCGGCAATCTTAATCGAATTCATATAGCTTTTAAATGCCGTTAGAACGTCCCCGGTCAAAGGACATGGAAGCCCGCCTTCGTCTCCGGACACGAGTATCTGAATACTTCCCCCGCGATCTTTGACCGCCACATACTTGACAAGCTGTTTGGCTTCGTCGATAGCGGAATACCGGAACTGGTATTTTTCCGGATCATAGACCAGCGGATCACCATACTGAAAAGCCAGCGCACTGCTATGATACCAGCGCACCGTCGGTATGATATTAGCGTCAATTCGTTCCTCTACGTCCGTCTTGAACTGGTCAAACATTTGCTCTATGACGTGCGCTGTTGCCGCAAAAATGTAGAACAGGGTGCTTTCTATTGACACGGGAGAAAACACCGAATCAAAGTCGGCATCACCTGTGATACCATATATGTCCCGGATAATGCTGTTAGACATATAGGCATCCGTCATTTCTTTCTTTATTTCTGCGATTGTTCTAGCCATTACTTAAATTGTTCGGTAAATTGTTCAGTGAAAATTCTCAATCGTATTGCATTCGACGCGGTTTCAGAAGTAGCCGGGCAAACGGAGTTCCTCCGGCAGTAATCAGCTAGTTCACTGTTATACACCTTCTCCGGTATTTCGATTTGCTGTCCGGCTTGAAGGGAGTCTGTTATGCTCATATCGTTTGCCTTTGCAAGCATAAATACCGCTTCAATTGTACCATATTCCTGCACGGCTATATCCAGCAGGGTTTGTCCGGCTTGTACTACTGTTTTCATCTTACATTTTTATAAATAAAAAATACAAATGCAATAAAAAAGGCTGCTATTACGGCTTTTGCCCACGGAGGAATGTACGCGACCTTTTCAACGATCTTTGTATCATTCTTCTCCTGTTTCTCTAATTGTTCCTTCAATGTCAGCAGGGTTTCCTGAATTTCTTGTATTTGCACCTGTAACTGTTCGTTATATGTTTCTTTCTCCTGCTTGGTTGACGTTCCTGTCGCTGTTTCCGTAGAGGTCGGGTATTGTTTCCCTGTGCTATCCGGTGGCGAATAGTTCGTCTTCTGCCAGTTGAATTCCATTTGCTGCATCATCTCGATAATTCGCTCAACGTTCTTGTTTACGTCGACCTGCGCTTTGTCTGTAGAAACTTCTTCCTGTTCCGTCTGTTTCTGTTCCGTGTTATCCTGATGGACGGTCGTGTCAATTTTTGACGAACGACAGGAACAGACAGATAACACCACGATTGAGAATAAAAAAACGAGTATCTTTTTCATTACGGTCGAACGATTACAGGTGGTAAAAATGAGGTAAATTCACTCTTTACGTCGAAGCAGGGACATTCTTTCATCCACTCGCATTTTTCGACGATGCCGTTCCCGTTTTTGTCCGGGCTGGTATCGCGATGTCCGAGGATATCAATAATGTCGTGGCGATGACAGATGTCCTGAACGAGCTCGCGCATGGCTTTCTTCTGTGCGTCTGTCCGGGTATCCTTTGCCTTACCGTTTTTATCCAGTCCCCCCTCATAGCAGATACCGATTGAACATCGGTTATAACTGGTATTCGTACCGGGAACGATAAAGTTGTCATGTGCTCCGACTTCGTTTTCCGCCCGCATGGGGATCACGCGACCGTCTTTCCGGATATAATAGTGGTATCCCCATTTACCGAAGCCACGGGCTACATGTGAATCGTTGATTTGTTTCTCTGTGAAATCCTTGTCCTCGCGTGTTGCGGAACAATGGATGATAATGTATGTAGGTTTATTCATCTTTCTTTTCCTCCTTATTTTCTGTTTCTTTATCTAATGTTTTTTTGATAATATCCAGCATCTGCTGTTTTGTTAATGCTGACTGTAAAATGTTTACTACATCTTCAGCCGACCGTTTTGTTTTATCTTCCGCTTTCTCCCAAATGCTACGGAATTCCACTGCCAGCAGAAATGCGGTTACGACGGAACAAAAGACGGGAAGGCATTTCAAAACAGGAAGATGTACAAATTCAAAAAAATGGCAAACATAGAAGGTTGAGTCTAAACATAGAGCAATAGTCAAGCTTCCGAAATACAGAATAAACTTACTAACAGTTCTTTTCATGCCGTACGAATTACGTTTTTCTTTACGCAGTTTCGCTTTATGCCATCCTGATGCAAAATCCCACCCCATTGCGATTGATGTCACTATACATTCAAATAAACCGATGATTAACAGGGTTGATATGCCATTGAAGTTATCAAATATTTCCATGTTAGAATAATAGTTTAATAATCCATATTGCACTCCATATCAATAGAATTATGCTAACTGCAAGGTATGCGCCCCGCATGGTAGCCCGGATGTCTGCCGTGTCCGGGACATCGTCTTTTGACTCTTTCCATTTTCCGGCTAGATATGCCACGACAGTTCCCAATACCATGCCGCCCAATACACTAAGGAAACTCACTCCAAACAGGAAAACGGATGCTACTACGCATACGGCTAAAATGAGCATCCCAATCAGTCCGTGAATGATTTTGTCCACTCCGAACTTTTTAATCAAATCGTTACTTGCTTTCATTTTCGTTAATTTTAATCGTTAGTAATTTCAATATTTATTTTGTCCACCAGTTCCGAATAGTCAATGCCTGCTCGTTTCAGGTGGATTTTCATTTGTTTCTCAATGGCTGTTTTATCAGCCTTTGACCGTATATACCGGATCAGGTTCGCGCCCAGCACCGGGTCTTCTTTCAACTCTCCCTGATTCAGTTCCAGCACGGTTGCCGCATTCTGAATCAGCGTGTCACCGACCACGAATCCGGTCAGCCCGTCTTTTCCCGTATGGGGAACAATCCGGATGTCACCGTCCTTGTCAAGTAATAGTCCCTTCATTGCTTCACCTTTTCGTTTTCAATATCCCCGACCTGTGTCTCTTTCAGTGATTCTGATGTGTAGGAGGACAATGCCGTTTTCAAAGCCGATCCCCCGTCGTTCGGTACGGGCGTCCAACCGGACAATCTCTGTTTCAATGAATTGATGTCCTTTTCAATCAGGTTCAGCCGTTCCGTCAGCTCCCCGACTTTTACCAGTCCGCCCAACGTCCCGCCATTCAGCACTATTTCGTCCACTTCATTTGCGGAAATCAGGAAGGCGTCAGTCTCCTGTCCCTCGACGATTCCGACCAGACAAGTCGTTCCCGGTTTCGGATAGATGCATAATGCCCCCATTCCCAACTGGACGTCATAATATTCAAGCCGATCAATGACTCCGGTCACGTCCATTGTCCCGTTGTCCTTATCAACCGTGTCAACCGTTACCCAGCGCAGTTGTGCCTGTCTAACCCCTTCGCGCCATTTTTCAAGCGCATCACGTAACTGTTCGTCCGTTGTCATTCCGCGCGTCCTCCCAACTCTAATTTTTGCCTGTATGTAGCATCGTCACTGAAATCCTTTGTCACTTTCTCAACATAATAGTATCCGTTCATTTCCGGTGTCACCTCACTTTTCAGATCAACCGTCATACCATGATGTACGACAGGTATTCCGAACAGTTCGACACCCCCGCGATACTTCTGCTTTTTTAGGCTTTCGTAGAAATCTTTGGCGAACTTCTTCAGGTCTTCGACCTTGATGGACTTTCCCTTCTCATTGTAAGTAAGGTTATAAACCTCGCTTCCTTCCGTTCCGGCTTTTGCTTCCAGTTTCTTGCCACCAGCCCCGATGCTGACTACCTTGACCTGAAATTCACCGTTGGTTTCGTTCAAGTCCTGGCTGACAGCGTTTCTTTCCAGTACGATTTTTACCTTTTCGGTATCGACCTTTTCGGAATACACATTTCCGCAATACAGGGTTTTGCCGATGAAATAGCAGTGAAGGTTGGTTTTCTTCCGGATGTCGTTCAGAATTTCCGCGACTGTCTTGGACGAATACCGCACCGCACCCAGTTCCGCGTCATAGTTGGTTTTTACCTCATAGCCTTTGGCGACGTCTGCAAGCAGTTTCTTCAGTGTGACATTTTTTGCGGAATAGGACACTGTTTTTCTTTTTAGGTTATACATTTCGTCTTCGCACCGGATCGTCACGGGAACACCCCAGCCGATCAGCGATATATATCCTTCAAATTCCGTGTACAGGTCGGAATCATATCCGAGTTCAATCTTCACCTGATCCCCGGCAGACAGCAGTTCCTTCAGGTCTTTTCCCGCAAAGTATCTGATACGTCTCGGAAGGACTATTTCAGCGGAGTCCGTCAGCATCTTCCATGAACTTTCAATGTGAACCGATGAAACCGTATAGATGACCAGTTCCCCGCGTTTCATGTTTGCCGGGAATGTGATCCGGCTGCACATCATATAACTCATAGTGTCAGTTCATAAGGGTTATCACTCGTTGCTTCTATCGTGAACGGGACTACGCTGCTGTTTCCCTGAATCGGGTTGAACGAAATGTTATCAATGACAATGGAGTAAATTTCCTTGTTGTTGAAGATGCTTCCCGTAACTCCGACCGCTTCCGTCACTTTACGGAACTTGCAAAGTGCGTTCACTTGTTCGGCAACCGTCTTATAACCTTCCCGGTTCTTGTCTGCTATGCAAAATCCCCGAATATTGATTTTCCAGTCGTCGAGCCCGTAGACCTCCTTTACAGTTCCGTGAACGCCCAATACCTTCGTCTTTGAGCAGTTCATTGAACGTGAAAAGTCTACAATCGTTGCATACGGCATCGGAAAGCTAGCCATATTCATCGTTCCGCGTGATCCGTCCGGATTATAGGTACTGTATTGCTTGTTACCGTCAAGGGTAAACGTCCCGATGACCGGAGTCCCCATCCAGCTGTACGCTTCGGCTTCGGCATCCGGGATGGTTGTCACCCCGGTGTATTTCCCCGGATCATAATCCTGCAGGGTTCTTCCCCACGGAAGATAAATCGGGGATGAGATTCCGAAAACTTCCGTGAACAATGCACCAATATTTAACGCTGTATTTCCTGTCATAACTTTATCCTATTGCTGGTACTGTATCGGTTATCACCGCTAATATTTCCCGTTTGACCTTATCCGCAACATCGCGCATGTTCGCACCTGCCGCAACCCTGAAATGATTGTTGAATGTCACATTCATAGTGATATTCCTTACGCTGCTTCCGCCTTTTCCGCCAAGACCCACATCCTTCCCGGAAGTTCCTCCGGTTGCGGTTACAGTGGTCGGTTTGTTGACTGCCGCTGGTGCGGTGTCCAGTTGGAACTTGTCAAGTCCGGGGACTTTGTCTTTGTTACGCCAACTTTCACGTCCTTTTTCCTTGCCTTCTTCCCATGCCCGACCGATTGCCACAGCGTTGTCAAACACTTCTTTCTTTACCCGTTCAAATACGTCGTTGATACTCCAGTCATCTCTGAACCAGTTAACCGGATTCAGGATTTCAATGATTCCCATTTGGATGGTATGAATCGTCTTGAAAAAGGAAAGAAAGCCAGTTTTAAGGACTTCCCACAATCCAAACAGGAACACACGGACTCCTTCAAACTTATTATAAAGGAAAGCCACGAAAGCGATGACAGCCGTTATGATTGCGATAATCCAGCCGATGACAGGGATGCCCATGATAGCGACGGAAATTAGCCGACTATTAATGATTGTAGACAATGCCATCTTAGCCATCGACGCAATCCATACTCCGGCAATCTTTGTTATTCCAAGTGACATGATCTGCGAAATAGACCATGCGACAGTTCCAAGCGTGACAAGCGCGCCTACAAAGATTCCTACAACTTCAATGGCAGGGGCGATAGGTTCCACAAATTCAAAGAAACTGATTTTCAGGTCGTCAATAAACGCTTGCATACGTTTCTGCTTTTCGGCATAAGTATCCATTTGTTTATTTGCAATGTCGACCGCAGAAGTAGAACCCTGTATCGCTTCCGTCCATGTGTCAATTTGGTCTACACCCTCAATCAAAGCCATCGTTGAAGCAAGGTTTTCACTTCCGAACAACGCGGACATGATTGTGGCGTTATGCATGACCGGAGTCAGGGCACGCAGTCGGTCGGTCAGTGAAAGGGACTGGTCTTGCATCGTTTTTATATTGACCCCTGCAGCTTTCAGTTGTTTGATCGCGTCCGTAGTCGGAGCCTGTAATTTGACTATCGTGTTACGCAAAGCGATACCGCCTTCAGAACCCTTTTTCCCAGATTTGTCAAGCAACTGGATCAGGGAGTTTGTTTCGGCAAATTCAACCCCGAATGTTTTTGCAACATTACCCGTTTGTTTCAATGCTTCCGCGACCTCCCTGATTTCGGCAGAACCTTCGACAGTTCCTGCCGCCATGATGTTCATATAATCCGTCATAGTTTGTGCGGCTTTCATCGGATCATCAAGGGAAACCTTGTATTGGTTCATTGCGGTGGACATGGCGGCTGATGCTCCGGGAACATCATTTGACATCGTCTTGCTAAGTGTCATTACATTGTTCGACATGATTTCAAGCGCGTCCGGTGCTTTTTTCAGTTCCGGAGTAATCTTTGAAAGCAAGTCCTTATAAACGACCATAGCGTCTGCCGCATCGGTACCGAACGCTTTTGCCGTGTTACGGGCTTTGGTGGCGAGAACGTCCAGTTCCTTCCCCTCCATGTTGGTGATACCGGACATTTCGGCAACAGCGGTTTCAAACCGGATACCCGGTTCGATGGCATCATTAAAGGAATCACGGATATTGTCGACACCTTCTTTCAGCTGGTTGAGAAAGAACATTCCTTTTCCCAACCCTTCCAGTTTTCCGGCTGCTTTTCCCGATGTCTCCCCAAGACGTTCAACCACTTCTTCCGTGTCATCAATCACCCGTGTAGCTTCTTCGGCTGCATCGGTTGCTGCGTGTAGCGGAGACGTGATCCTGTCAACCAGTTCCAATATCCATTGAGTCACTTGCATTGTCTTTTGAGAATAATCGGTTTACAACTTTAGCGAATGCGTTG